CGAACGTACCCATGCTGTACGACTCCGCCAGTAGCCCGGCGCTGGTCGAGCTTGAGCCGCTGAAGTGGGCCAACCCCCGCCCGCAGCTTGAGCCGCAGACGTGGAACCAGGTATCGGTTGCAGCCGGGCTGTTTGTGAAGCAACTTGAAACACTTTCTTTGCGGCACTATGACCAGCCCGCAATGAATATGAGTTGTTCGCTCGTCATCAAGCGAGGTACTTACAAGTCCACAAAGTGGGCGTTTGGCCGCGCCAATGCTGGGGATGACATCACGCCTATTGAGGCAGCCTCTCTCGCATTGCGCTATTACGACGAGCAGCCGGCCCCTGCACCTCTATTGCGCCCTACTCTCTAAAGAAATAGCAAACGCGAATATCCCTCATAATAGTTATATGGGGCTATTTTTCAAGGAAAAGAAGACGGACGTGTCCGCCACGGGATCGGCAGTAACTCTGCCCGGGTCCCCGTGGTCGGACACGTCCACTTTGCAGCCCGTCCCCGCGGCACTCCTCACGGACCTATACGGCCCTGAGTTCGAGGTCCCCATTACTTGGGACCGCGCCCTAACCATCGATGCTGTGGCCAAGGGTCGAAATATCTTGGTTGGTGCTTTCGCCCCTCTTCCCCTGAAGGCGCTCAAGGGTGGCACACCCGTCGCCAACCAGCCCACCTTCCTATACCGGTCAGACACAAACGTCAGCCCGTACTTCCGGATGATGAACACCCTAGACAGCCTGATTGCCTACGGGCAGGCGCTGTGGGCCGTGGACCGCAGCCCCGCGGACGGCTCAATCTTGGATGCCTCATGGGTGCCTGATAGCCGGTGGCGCGTCGAGAAGGGCGCGATTCTCGTAGACGACAAGCCCGTCCAGTCTGAGGACGTCCTGTATTTCCAAGGCCCCATGCGCGGCCTCATCAATCAGGCGCAGAGCACTCTACGGAGCGCTATCAACATCGAGCGCCAGGCAGACCTCAAGGCCAATAGCCCCGCCGCCTTCACCATTCTCCACCAGACCGACCAGGCCCAGATTTCCCAGCAGGAGCTTGACACCTACCTTGCCGCATTCGACGCAGCGCGCATGCGTGGCAAGACGGGTTACCTCCCGCACAACATCACGCTTGAGACCCACGGTGACGCTGACCCCGTTATCTTCGCGGCCGCTCAGAACCAGGCCCGCCTCAAGATCGGCGCACACCTGCACATCCCGTCCGTACTCATGGACTCGACGCTAAGTGAAGCATCCCTGACGTACACCACTGCGGAGACGAACTTGAACCGCCTCTTTGCAGAGACGTTCCCGTTCTGGCTGTCTCCTATCGAGGCCCGCCTTTCGATGGACGACGTTGTGCCTCGCGGGCAGGTCGTCAAGTTCGACCGCGGCGACCTACTGACCCCTAATGCGTCCGCAACCGGACCGATTCTTGAGGACTAATATGACTGACCTATTCGAGGGTGGCGAGCTATTCGCTGACGCTGACGCCCGCACCGTCAAGGGACTCCTGTTCCCGTTCAATGAGGTATCACGGCAGAGCACTACGTCCGATCCCATCTCTTGGATTCCGGGTGCAATCAAGCTGCCCGCTGACGTGTCCGTCGTCTCGGCAAATGTTCTGCACTCGCAGTTCCACCCTGTTGGCCGGGCTACCTCTCTGACCGAGACAGCCGAGGGAATCGTCGCAGAATTCTCCATCGCTAAGACCGAGGACGGTGACTTTCTCCTAGCCGAGATTGCAGCCGGACGCCTGCGCAAGCTCAGCGGTGAAGTCCGCAACATCGTGCGTGACGCAGCGGACAAGACCAAGGGCTTGAGCGCAATGCTCACCGGAGCAGCGTTCGTTCCTAACGGCGCTTTCGAGTCTGCCGCTCTCTTCGCTGCCCTTGAGGCCGAAGAGGCCGAGGACAAGCCGCAGACCGACCTTCACATTGCCTATGACACCTCCGAGTTTAAGGCCGCTATTCGCGCGGTCATTGCGGAGATTCAGACCGAACAGACCGCCGAAGAGTCGTCCGACTCCGAGGAAACCGACCCAACCGAACCAATCGAAGAAGAAGAGGAAGAAATCATGGCAGATGCCACCGTTCCCAACACCGTGGCAGCCGAGTCTGCCACCGGTCAGGACACATCCAAGAGCGGTCTATTCGCTCTCATCAACAACGCTCGCAACATGGACCCCGAGTCCATTAAGGCGCTGGCCGATGCACAAAACGCGGGCGTATTCGCCCTCTCTGACATCCCCTACACCGCCGGTGCGAACGCTCGCGTTCCCGCTTGGCTGGGCGAGATTTGGCAGGGTCGTAGCTTCGAGCGAAAGGTCATCCCTGTTGTCACCAACGGGACGCTGACCTCTATGTCTGAGAAGGGCTACGTCTGGGGTAACAAGCCTGTTGTCACGCAGTACGCGGGTAACAAGGCCGCTGTTGCATCCAACACCGTAAGCCTTACCCCTAAGTCCTACGATGCTATCCGCTTCGCTGGTGCTTGGGACATTGACCGCGCCTACTACGACTTCAATGACCAGGACTTCCTTAACGGATTCTTCGCTCACATGGTCAACTCTTACGCGCAGGTTACAGACCAGTACGCGCTTGACACCATTGTTGCCGCCTCTACGAAGGTCAACGCTGAGACCTTCCCCACGGGCGTTGGCTCGGCAATGGGCAAGGTCGTCCAGGGTGCGCTTGCTGTTATCGCAGCCGGTGGTACTCCTACCTCTGCACTCGTCGCAACCGACGTTTACAAGCAGCTTCTCTTCACCCGCCAGGAGGACCGCCTTGCGTTCCTAGGCGCAGCCGTTGGCCTTGAGGCTGGTTCCGTGGAGTCCTTCCGCGTCATCCCTCACGGCTCGATTCAGGCTGGTGGAGCTCTCGTGCTCGACCGCCAGGCGGTCGAGTTCAAGGAGCTTAGCGGTGGAATCCGAGTCAATGCACTCGACATCGCACGCGGTGGAGTTGACGAGGCTGTTTACGGATACGCCCTCACCAAGGTGATCCTGCCCTCCGCCGTTGTCCTCGTAGACGACGCCGTATAAGTCCCAAGGCGGGCGGGTGAATAACCAAACCCCGCCCGCCTTGAACCACTCGAAAGGAGGCCCGCCATGTGGCCAGACATCACCACCGCTCGCGCTCAATGGCCGGGCGCTCCGACCGACACGATCCTTGCGGACCTCTTGGACATCGCCCGCGATCAGGTCATCGCCTATGCCCCTGAGCTTCCGCTTGGCGCTGAGGTCCCAGTCAATTACTCCTACGCCGCACTCGTGCAGGCTCGGGACATTTGGAACGCCTTCAACGCTAGTCCTAGTCAGGATCAGTTCGGGCAGGACACCTTTGCCATTCCCGTCTACCCAATGAGTTGGCACGTCAAGAACCTACTCCGTCCGACTCAGGGTAAGTGGCTGGTGGGCTAATGGCTACATTCCGCAAGGAGCTAGGAGACCTCCTCCGAGAGGTCATGCCGTCCAATGTCCGGGTCATCGACTCGCAGCGGACCCTTGACCGCATCGACTCTCCCACTCTGCAAATCATTCACACGGGCGTAGCCAAGACTCCCGCAATGCCATTGGCCGCACGCGATATCGAGTTCACGCTCAATCTTCTCAGTCCTATTGAGGACATCGAAATGGCCGAGGACGAGCTAGACAACCTAATCGATGAAGTCCTAGACGCCCTCGACCGTTACCCCACCGCAAACTATTCAGCCGCCGCTAAGGGCGTCATTGGGAATCTTGCGGGCTACTCCATCACACTTACCCTCACTATCCCAAAGGACCAGACTAATGGTTGATATCACACCCGCACCTGCATACATCCGCAACCTAGTTCTCAAGGTTGGCGCTAACACCTTCAGCAAGGCTGTGACATCCGCAGCATTCGAGGGCGCGTCTTCGATTGTCACCTTCAAGGGTGGCACGCCGGACGCCAAGTACTCGCAGGTTGTCCCTACTCAGTACACCTTCAACCTGACTGCCGCGCAGGACTGGACTACGGCCAACAGCCTTTCCCGTTACCTCTACGACAACGACGGCAAGAGCGCAATTGTGGAGTACACACCGGTTGAGGGCGGACCCAAGTTCACCGCAAACGTGACGCTTGTAGCCCCGTCCATTGGTGGCGCTGTGGACGCTTACGCAACCTTCACCGTCTCTATGCCCTGCGACGCTAAGCCCACTATCTCGGCAGCCGTCTAATGCTCCGCGTGTCCGTCAATGAGTCTCGGGAGATGCGGGCCGTTGTGCTTGCCCTCAAGCAGTCGGACCGCGTTATTCAGAGTCAGATTCGTAAGAACGTTCGGGGCGAGCTAGCACCCGAGTTCACCAAGTCCATGCGTGAGCACGCCAATACCCGGTTGGAACACCGGGTATTGGCAGACACCGCCCGTGTCCAGGTCTCCAATCAGAACGTCACGCTCCGCACCGCTCACGTAGGGCGGGCGCTCTCGGGCGGCATGAGCCCCAAGCAGGGCTACCCGGCTGTTGAGTTCGGAGCCGACCGCGAGGCCAAGCGCACCGTGGATCAGACCTCACAAAAGGGCAAGTACTACCGAGCAACTAAGCGCACTCGCGTCCAGTTCCGCCCCCGCAATAAGCGGGGTTACGTGTTCTACCCAACCGTCAATGAGATGGTCCCGCGGTTCGCCGCACTGTACGCACAAACCGTAGTCCGCACATTTGCCGAAGCATTGGAAGGAAAGTCGAATGCCTAATGGATTAAAGCTCTCCATCCTTGCTGATACCAAGGACGCCGTACGCGGTGCGCGCGACGTATCGGACGAACTCGACAAAGTAGCCGACTCTCTGGACGACCTAGCTCGGGACTCCAAGAAGTCCGGCGACAAGCTGGGCGAGGGGCTAGAGGACGGGGCAAAGGACGGCGCCAAGGCTGTTGACAAGCTAGAGCGATCCTTTAAGGATATGGCCGACTCCGCCAAGAAGGAGGGCAAGAAGGCGGGCGACGATATCGGAGACGGCTTCAAGCGCGGGACCAAGGATGCCGGAGACGGCCTGAGGGACCTCAAGGATGAAACCAACTCCTCATTCCGAGAGGCCGCAGCGTCCGCTACCGGATCGATTGAGGACATCGGCGACACCGCGCAGGAAGTGCTTGCGAACGCCTTTGCAGGCTTTGGCCCGATTGGTGCAGCTGCCGGTATCGCTGCCGCTGTTGGACTTGGTGCCATTACTACCGCGATCAACGAGGAGGCCGAGGCATCCGAGGAGCGCATTGCGGGAATGTATGACAGCTTCCTTGAGAGTCAGAATGACTTCCTCTCGCAGAGCTACATCCAGGAGCGCATTGCCGAGATTGCCGGGTCCACAGATGAGTACGCCCGGGCCGTCTCGGATGCTGAGTCCCTGGGCCTAGACCTCTCCGTCGTCCTTCGCGCTCAGGCCGGAGACTCCGAGGCGCTGGCCGCTGTACAGGGCACGCTCAAGACGAAGCTGGACGAGGCCACGGTAGCCGCGCAGTCCAGCACGGGAGCGTATGACGCTCAGTCCCAGTCCGCGGGCGCGCAGTTCAACACGCTAGGCGAGCTTCAGGGCCGCTACACGGGCGTGAACTCCGAGATGCAGACGGCTGCCTCTCGCGCCAATGCCGCTAAGGCCGCAATGGACCAGAGCACACAGTCCTACATTGACGCGGGCAAGTCCGTATCAGACCTGAACGGCGAACTACGCACACTGCCAAACGGCAAGACCATTTTCATCTCTGCCGACTCTTCCGCCTTTGAGCGCAAGGTCCAGGAGATTACCGCAACGCGCACAATGACTATCAGTCTCCGCGCTCTAGAAAGGCTTGGAGGGACGACCGGATAATGGCTGACGCACCCGCAACTAATGACCTTCCCGACTTCATCGAGAAGCGCTACCTGCCCTCAACCGGCAACTCGCTTTACCCCACTCTCATTGAGTACGTCACTCAAGAGCGCCAGACGCAGACTGTTGTACACCGCATCATCGGGCGCGCAAGCCCCGAGGTTTCGCTAGGCGTCACGGACCTGAGGACGGGAACAATGAGCATGATTTTCGCGAACAACAATACGGAGTTCATGACCTACCTAGCTACCGGCGTCATCCTCACCCTTCGCTCTTACTCGAACTACAAGCTCGACCGCATGCACTTTGCGATTAGCGGACCTATCTCCGCTGAGCTTGACCCCGAGACACGCAGCGTGTGGCGAGTCAGCTTCGAATATGCCGAGGTGGCCTAATGACTATTGTTGCTGAGCACAGCGCACAGCTGTGGATTACGGGCACGCTCACCTATTACGAGATGACCGCGTTTGACCTGACCCGTGATCAGTTCTCCTACCCATACATCCAGGGCTCCGTCACCATACGGACGCCGGACGCAGCGGGGCTAGCCAAGCTCGACCCGCGCAACAAAGTGCGTATGTCTTTGCAGGTGAACAAGAGCTTCCTCGGAGACGACCCGGTACCCGCTCAACAGTCTCGGACGCTCCGCCTCTACCTGGTGAAGTACGAAGTAGACCACGCCGCACAGACAACCCGGCTCCTCCTCTCAAGCGCTGAGACGTTGCTTGACGATTACCGGCTCATGGCAGCTATGCCCGTCCGCTTCCCTATGACGAACGTCCGCGGCATCGTCAACTCGGTACTGGGCCGCATTGGGCGAGCGCTCATCACGGGACCCGCGGACTCCGCGACTGTCCTAGAGACTCCCGAATGGACGCCCGGGCAGAGCGCGTGGGACTACCTCACGCCAATTCTTGAGGCCTCCGGGCGACGACTGTACGTGGACGAGATGGATAACTTCCGGCTGGTGCCGCGCATCGTCGCTCCCGTGGGCAACGTGGATTTGGTACTCGGGACATCTCAGATTACAGACGCCACGGAATCGCTCGCATTGGTTCAGGACTATTACGACGCCTGCATCATCGAGTACCGCTGGACAAATGAGTTCGAGGAGGACGAGCGCGTCCGCTATGACACGGCACAGGCTGGCCCTACGATCCGCCGTGTTGAGCACGTCGTCTACGAGGACACCCGCTATCCCGGACCGGGAGCCGCGCGGCAGCGCGTCAACCGTTCGCTTACCAAGGGTCGGCAGGTGGACGTGTCTTTCGTCCAGGACTACCTAGCTGACCCCGGCTATTCGGCAACTATCGAATTGGCCGAAGGCGTAGAGACAGCGGGATATATCACGGCGATTACGTGGAAGTTCCCCGAGCTTGAGATGTCCATTGCTACCCGCGACGTCGTAACCGTCCCGCGTTATGCGTGGATCAAGGCACCGGTAGGCCTCTCTTGGAAAGAGGCACCACTGCAAATGTCTTGGATTGAATCACCCACCCTATTTGAAACGGAGGCCTAATCGTGGCCGGAGAGTACGCAGCCTCAAAGGGCTTCCCCATCATGGACGAGAACCAGGACATTCGCCTTGGTCCCGTTCAAATCAACGAGGCATTGGACGCTATCGCGCTCAAGCTTTCGAGCGCATGGCCTAACGCCGTGAATACGACATCCGGCATCGCGACGACCGGAAACATCAACGCGAACGGCAGCGTCATCACTAACGGTGTGACGTGCAATGTCAATGCGTTTGTGGGCGGGCAGCTATCCGTCACAGGCGGAATCAACACCAATGGAACAGTCCGCGCCAACACAGTCGTCATTGGTTCGGGATCGAGCGAGATGAATGTTCGCGCCGAGATTGACGGCCTAAAGGCGCGGCTTGCCGCCGCCGGAAACTAGGAGCACCACTTATGCCTATCGTAAACCTCACCCCGCTAAGGGACACTCTCGGGGGAGCCGAGATGCAGGATGCCGTTGTACACGCCCGCGCCCGCCGCGGCTTTGGAGACGCAATCCGAATCTCCGGACCGTCCGTTTCGTTCGCCCGTAACATC